TTTCATTAAAGGCAAAAGATATTGACCATGATTCAAAAATATCGGCACTAGAATACCAAGACACACTTGAACTTGGTCGCATCAGTGTACTAGAAACCGATGTTGCAAAAGCAAAGCAAGACATTTTAAATCTTGCAGCCGTTGATGTAACAGAATTGGCAAAAATATCTGATCTAGAAGCCAAAGACGTAATTTACGCTGCTCGGTTTGTTGTCGATGAAGCCAAAATTGATGTTATTGAGAAAAAACAACCTATCATCGTAAGCACTCCTATTTACGCGACGACTCCAGCGGTTTATGCCGATTCTGCTTTGGACTGTTTCACCTATATCCCCGCAAGTCTTTTAGCTGTTACTTCGTATAGTGGTATTTATGTCCAAAACACAGCAAACAAAAAAATTAATTTTTATATTCCTCCGGATAAAGGAATGAAGGTCTCGGACTTAAAAGGATTGATGCTTTCATGGTACAATAATTCTTCCACATTAACCGGATTGGCTCAGCCATTTGTAGGAGTATATACTAAAACGGACGCTTTGACTCCTAATGCTGCTTCATGGTACAAATCGAGAAAAACTTTTTGTTATGAATACACTGCTTCTGCTGTAAAAGGTGAGTCTTATGCTCTATTTGCAAATCTTAAAAGTCTACCTTATGACCCAGTTGCTTACGGACATACTAAAGTTGTCGCAACTGGAATCCCCGGAAATGATAAAGGCAATTTCGCAGATTCTGAAGACGTGTTGTTCTTCTCAGTCGGAACAGCAAGCAATTCTGCAGCGGGTCTGTTTGATTTTATTCTAAGCAAACTCAGTCTATTTACGGATAAAGCAACCCATGAGTTTGTTTTTCAACCAAAATAAGTTAAATTCTTAATTTAATATATGTCTGTATCTTCTACTTCTTCTGGGAATTGGTCAAAAGAAGTAGAAAAATTATTGGACCAAATAAGAACGAATTCGATTGAACTTGAACAACATCACAAACAAAAATATTTTTCAATAAAAAAAATGGTTGTATGGTTTCGTGTACCAGTTATTGTATTAAGCAGTATCAATAGTCTCGCTGCTGTTGCACTCAATTCGTATATTGAGCAAAATATTGTAAGTGGATTAAACGCGGGCATTTCATTCTTAATTGGCATTATTACAAGTATAGGTCTTTACCTTAAAGTAGAAGATAGAATGGAATCGGAATTAGAAGCTTCTAGGAAATATCATGTTCTTGCCTTGAATATTTTCAAGATACTTTCTTTAAAAGATAATGACCGTGGAGTCGATGGAGATATTTTTTTATCCACTTGTTTTAGTGAGTATATTAAACTTTTTGAACAATCTGGTTTGTCTGATATTGAGTTCATGGATAAGTTGAAAATTGAATTAGTAGTAGGAATAGAAAATATTTGCGTAAAAGAATAATTTCGTTCATTTCAAAATAATTTTTTTCTTTTGATAAGATATAATGAGTGTGGCTTCAGTAAATAATGGGTCTCTCCAATTAAGCGAACTTGTTATTAGTAATGAAAAATATTCGGCTGCTTCTGGATATGTCGCTTCGCAATCTACTTTTACATCATCTAACACATCAACATCTTTAAATTCAAATACTATATCAGCGGTTTCTCAAGTTATATCACCAAGTTTTCAATTATCATTAGGCGGTTCTACTACTAGCAAACCTGCTTTATCAACAAATTCAGCAAATAATTGTGTTATATCTACTGTTTCAAATTCGGGTTTAACCTTAAGTAGTTCATCTGGCAATGCAACTTTTACTCCTGGAGCAAGTGGTGTTTCGGTAAATAATGGTATTACGGCTACTGGAAATATTACAACTGAGGCTAATATGTCATGTGTAGATATTGCGGTATCTGGAGAACTTTCAACTCCTCTTGTTGGGATTTATAATACAACAACAGACACAGATTTTATTAATTTAACTTGTCCTAATTCTAATATTCTCGCTATTGGTAATGGCTCAGGGGCAAATGCATCTAATGGCGAATTATTATGTAATTCTATTGAAGCATCAGGTATAATTACTTGTACTACGACTGGTGGTGTCACTGCCCCTACTGTTGCTCTTTATCTTAATGAGACTACTACATATGTTGATTTAGGTTGTAGTGCATCGAATGAGTTGACAGTTGGACAAAGTCAACCTAACGGAACTATTAACTGTGGTACGGTCAATGCTACATCATATGCTGGAGGGATTGCATCTCTTTTTGTGGAATCGGTTGAAGTTCCTGAAATTTTTACTGGCACTTCAGTACCTTATACTTATGTTATTCCTAATTTTGTTGGAAGTGACACAACTGCCTACACTATTAGTTCTAACCTTCAAACTGACACTGCCCCTGGTTCTCAAACTACATTTTTTGTTTGGAGTGTTAGTTATAATTCAGCAACCGCAACCGATACTACAGTCAATGTATTAGTATCAAATTTAAGTCCAGCAACAGTCGGAGCATCCACTTATAATATTTCAATAATGGCAATGAATTAAATCAAAAAAAATAAATATTATATAATGCAAATATTATCTGAGGTAGGCTTATTATTGCTATGAATTAAGCTTTGGATATTTCTTCCATTAAAATTAAATAAAGACGATAATACCATTCATCATCTCGTTCGGTTTCTTGTTCTAGGAAATCAAATACGGGTTTCATTAATATAGATATTTGTCGAATATTTATATTTGTTTCTGTAATATAATTACATATGATACTCGTTCGACTGACGGATTAGAATGATAAAATTCTTTCACTTCTGTCCAACCTTCTCGTAATAATTGGTCAATATACCACTGCAATTCCTTTCTTTTCTTTTTAGTTATTGTAATATACATTATATTAAAATTAAAGTTGTCTTTATATATATCAATGGAAGAAACTAAAAGAAAATATTATACTCCTGCACAAAAGAAAGCAATATATAAATATCGTGAGACGCATAAAGATGTACAAGCCGCAGTGTATGCAAGATGGAAAATAAAAAATGCAGAACGCGTTAAAGAATACTCAAAGAATTATTATCGGAAGAATAAAGAAAAAATTTTGCAAAGTAGAAAAAAGCATTACAAGTCAAAGTCTGAGTCTGAATCTTCCTCTACAAATCTGTAATATAAATCTTCTCTGGTTGGTAGATACCAATTTTTAAAGATTAATTGTGTTTGCATTTCTTGTTTGTTATGAAGAATGCGTCTCTGAATATCATCTGGATTAAACAAAAATGTTTTGATATAAATCCAAAGAAGTTCATCGAACATCATATATTTATAGAATATTTAAATATCAAAAAATAAATGTATAATTTCTATTAAATCATTCTCTTCATTTGTGATTCGTTCAATTTGTTTTTCTATTTCGTTTTTTAACATTGTTAAACGGGTATAAATCATTGAATTAACATTTTTACCATTTTTTTTATATTTATCAGGATTAAACCGAATAAATATAAATTTACCACCATGAATCATCATTAAATCATCGTATCGCAATTCTTCATCTTTTTTGTTATATGATTTATGTTGATTTTCATCTGTTTCAATGCATTTCATTAGTCCCATATTCTCTTGCTTCTCGTTCTCTTTTACGTTGCTCAAATTCCTTACGTGTTTGCTCTTTCATTGCATCATATTTTTTTTGTTTTAAGTCTTGATAATATTTTTTTCGTTTATCAATTTCTTCTTGTTTTTTAATATGTTTTAAAGAATCTAGATGTCGATGATAATGATTTTTATTATTTGTTTCAAACATACAGTGTTCACAATAAAATGCTTTTAATGCATTTTCTTCCAATTTATTTTCCCATTGTTCTATTTTTATTTCTACTTCTTCTTCTTTGCATATTATTTCATTTCCATTATTTTTTAAATGTTTTTGACTTTCACTATGACGACAGTAATCTTTTTTATTATTTGTTGTAAAATTGCATTTTTCACAAAAATATTTGGCACTACATTGTACATTTTTTAAAATATTTTTTGTCATACTTTTTAACAGTATATTTTTTAAATTATTTAAACGTATATACTTGTAGAAAACCCCAAATATTCCTATGCTTGTAAAAATACCCCAAAGCACATAGGATTACCCCATGGCACAATACCACGTTTTTTGTAAAAATAAAAGGGTTGTTATTGAATACGCTTTTATTTTTAAAATTTTATCAGGAAAATGCAATATTTGAAAATACCCCGTGGCACAAGACCATAATTTTAAAATGTTCATTAGTGCTTATCTCATACAATCAAGCAAAAATATTTTATTTATTATTTTTTTTTTTAAAGAAAAAGTAAGGGGTAGTTTTAAAAGTAAATTTGAAATTTCAAAAATGGACATTTGTAGAAAACGTCATCCTTGTATTTTGGGTCCAAAAACACAACCTCCTTCAACCATTTTTTACTTTTTTCTTCCAACAAAAAATAAAATAGGAAAGCATAATTCATAAGACAAAAATCATCGTTTAAAAAAGTCAGTAATGTGTCACGGGGTAATCCTATGTGCTTTGGGGTTTTCTACAAGTATATATTAAAACCCTTTTATCATTAAATCCTTGAAATAACACTTTCTACAATGTGTCCAACGAGGTTGTGTAATCAATACTTTACAATCATGGCAATACTTTTTCTTTTTGCATTCATTGCATTTATTGACCTTGCGATTTTTATGAGATTCGCCACAATCTTCACACGTACGACCACTTTTGGGAACATATTTTTTAATACAACAATTTCCAAGAACGATAAAAATTCCATCTTTAAATACATAACAATTTTCAACAATACGATGACCACAAATGCATTTATCTTTATGAGGAAGATTTTCTACAGACGGATATGCTGTCTTAAAATAATTAGCATGCGCACCTTTACTTCCACCAGCATATTTGAATTCTTTAAATTGATCCATCGTAATTCCAAGTAGATTTAATTCTTCCAAGATATGTTGCATTATTCTACAAGTATATACCCAAATATGTTTAAATAATTTAAACTTTATCTTTATAAAGTGTATGGAGTTGATACGGTTAGTAACGCAAATTATTGATTCAAAACCACGGGATTCAGAAGAAATAATCCTTCCAATTGAAACAATTAATGACCTTATTTGTTCTGTAAAAATATCAATTACTCCAACTATTGAAAAATATTTATTTTTTATTGATGTAGATTGTCATGAGATCGATATGGAAGATGATGATGAATGTTCATTAAATTTATTAACCAAATTCTTTTATGAAATTGATATTATTAATCCAGTAATTAATACTGATGAATTTCTCAACACATTTAAAGGAATTATTAATGGGTTATATTTTGATCGAGTGAAAGGAGCTATTAATGATGAAGAGCAAGATACTACCAAATTCTTCCAAGAAATTATATCAAACCCAAATATTTCTTTTGCAACAGTTGATAATTGCACAGTTTGTATCGAACCCACAAAAACAAAAAGTTTATGTGGTCACACACTTTGTCTTGTTTGTTGGAGCAAAATAAAATCGGAAACAAATGAAAAATCATGTCCTATTTGTAGGGAGATTTTATATTTTAAAAGAACTTGAAGACATCATCCTATATAATCTTATAAGATGCCAAGGAAACCAATTGAATGGAGCAGATGCATTATTTACAAGATCTGGAAAGATGATGACTTTTATGTTGGATCAACAACTGATTTTGTGAAAAGACAATATCATCATAAACAATCTTGTAATAATGAAAAACGTAATTTTAAAATATATCAAATGATTCGTGAAAAAGGTGGATGGGATTCATGGCAAATGACACCTTTGGAAGAATATAAGGAATGTCAAACGCAAGTTCAAGCAAGAATACGAGAAGAGGAATGGCGTGTTAAATTGAATGCTCAATTAAATATGATAAGAGCATTTATTGATGAAGAACAATGTAAAGAAGAAAAAAAAAAATATCAGCAAGAACATAAAGAAGAAATATTAGAATATAAAAAAAAATATCAGCAAGAACATAAAGAAGAAAGATTAAAATATCAAAAACAATTTTATCAAGAACATAAAGAAGAAAGATTAAAATATCAAAAACAATTTTATCAAGATAATGCAGACAAAATTAAAGAAAAAAATAAGCAAAAATGCGATTGTGAATGTGGTGAAAAATATACACAATCAAATAAAGCAAGACACGAAAAATCAATTAAACATCAAACATATTTAACAAAATAATTTCTTTTCTTATATCATAATGCCAATTTTAACTCATTTGAACAATGACCAAAATCGCATAAATAAACGTATCGTTAAAGCAATGCTTCGTCAAGCTCAAGCATTCATGCCCGATGTTCCGCCTCCACCAGTTGATTCAGATGTAAATCAAAATTATCTTGCATTAATGAAGTCTTTAAGCAACATTTTAATCAATTTACAAGAGATTTACATGTCTCGTTTTGCATTACAAGCAGAAGGCGAAGCGGATTATTTTGATTTGCCAGATATAAGTGATATAACTGGATCTGAATTCTCGGGATTACAGTCTCAAGCATCTCAAGGATCTCAACTGTCTTATGCTCCAGTTGGTTCTGTATATTCTCAACCAGTTTCATCTGTAGCATCAGCAGTATCACAACCATTTTTTCGTAGAGGTGTTGCGTCCCCTCCATCGTCTGTATATTCTCAACCAGTTTCTCGAGTTTCATCAAGTTCGGGACAACCGAGTTCAAGAGGTCAAGAACGTTTAAGTCAATATAGCGAACCACGAAGAGAAGAAGAAAGTCTTTTGTCTGCTGCAAGAGGACCTAATTCATTTATTTCTTTAGTGTTGAATAGTTTGTCGAAAGAAATTATTAATGCAAAATTTTTAGCAGAAATAATGTCTTTTGGTCAATTGTCAAAAATTCAAAAACAAAAACTGAAGCAAATCATAGTACGTATCAATAAGGTAAAACGTTATATTAGTACAGGTATTTCAAAACCTCTTTATGTTAATTTAAATTCAGTAATAAAATTAATTGAACAAGGTTTATCAAGTGAAGGTCAAGCAAGCGAATTTCTTTTACGAACCGAGGGAGAAATGCCTCCAGAACAAACTGGTGAAATAGAAGCTTTAGCTGGTTCTGGACGATACGGCAAACATCGCATGCTTTCTCCAGCTATGTATTCATCACATCAATTTAATCCAAGAAATGTTAATGCAAATTTTGCATATAATCAAGCGAAGAGAAATATATAGAGATTAATATATGGAGAGAAAAATAGAGGATTACAACAACTCTTTAACAAAAGTTATGAATTTAATGTCAATCACAAGAAAATACAAGGTTGTTGGTTCGGCAAACCTTCGTACATCAGAATTTATTCAAGATTATGATATTGATTCAATGTTTAAAGCAAACTGTAATGAACAAAAAATATTGGATTCTCTAACAGCAAAATTTAGACGCATCTTTAGCGATGCATACAAGAATCCAGCACTATTTATAACAGATTTTAAATGTGGTTACGACACGTCATATCCAGAAGATGATGACCGGTTTAAGTTAAGATGGAATAAAGAAGATATGAAAAAGGGATACAAAATTCTAGGAAATGGAGAAAAAAAATTCTTCCGTGATTGCTTAATGGATAAGGTAAGAATGAAACTAGATATGATTTATTTATTGAATGGAGAATTTATTGAAATGTCAGAGATGTATCGATTAAATATTAATGGAAGAAAGAATTATGATGATGCAAATATTGAAAAAGAATTAAAACAAGAGATTGAAAAATATAAAAAAGAAGGCAACTATTTCAAAGTATTAAAACGCAAATTTTCTTTAGCAAAATGGAAAGGAATTATTAAAAAAGATTACATTGATATCTTTAACGGACAACCAGGACTCTTAAACAATCTTATCAATCAATTAAAAATTATTCAAAACATTTGCTTACAGACCTTTCGCCGACCTAAATTACATGAAATACGAGGCAATTTACAGACGATAAAACAAGAACTTTCTTCCGTTTATGAAATTTATTTGCCAAATTTTAGCAGTAAGATTGATTCAATTTGTAAAAAATCATTGAACAAAATATATGACTCTTTAACACCTATTATAGAAAAATTAGAAACACAATTGAATAAGTATGTAAAAAAATACATTTGAAATTAAAATAAAATCTCTCTACATATATTAATGTCATTAAATTTTGAAAACCAAGGAACAGCAATTGCAATGATAGGTAATGGAAAAAAAAGTAAAATAAAGCATATACTTAGTGTTGCACCAAAAAAAACTGATGTTAAACAACCTTTTTTGGAGCTTACGTTGAAAGAAAACGAAACTTTTCTTCCCATTTGTGACCCAGAAAAAGAACGTAGTGTGCTTTATATCACTGGGATGTCAGGAAGCGGTAAATCATATTTCACAGCAGATTGGATTAAGAGATATAAACAAATCTATCCAAAAAATAATGTATATTTACTTTCTTCTTTGGACCAAGATGATAGTATTGATAAGATAAAAGATTTGTATAGAATTAAATTAAATGAATTTGTAGAAGATGGATGGACAATTGATGATTTAAAAGACTCTTGTATTATATTTGACGATACTGACTGTATTCAAGACAAAAATATAAAAAAACATATTGATTTGTTACTTAACTCTGTTTTACAAACTGGACGACATTCACGTACAACAGTTATATTTACATCCCATTTAGCAACAATGGGAAAAGATAGTAAAATTATATTAGCAGAAGCACATTCGGTTGTATTATTTCCTGCCACAATGGGTGCAAGAAATTTAAAATATATTTGCGAACAATACTTTGGATTAAGTCCAGATGAAGTAAAAAAATTAAAGAAATTAGAGGGAAGATGGGTACAGATTAATAGGACTTATCCCAAATCCATCTTAAGTGAGAAATATGCTTGCTTACCTGCATTATTGGATTAAATTCGTTATCACTATAAATAAAAAATATAGTTATAAATTAATGTATAAAATACAACCATATTCTTTTGCAAAAGCAAACGAATTAGGAGTTTATATAAAACCATCAACAAAAAAAAATAAAAAGATTGATGTATTTGATGGAAATCATCAATACATTTTATCAATTGGTGATAAGAGGTATAATGATTTTCCGTCGTATATTAAAACTCATGGTTATGAATATGCAAATGAACGAAGAAGATTATATCATCTTCGTCATAAAAAATATGAATGGGGTTCAAAGGGCTTCTACGCTTCGGAAATTTTGTGGTGATTATGATTTAAAGACATATCTTATATAATCTTATACAATGCCCAAACGAGCAATGGATTACTCAAAAACAATTATTTACAAAATTATATGTAGAGAACCAACTATTTTGGATTGTTATGTTGGTCATACAACTAATTTTGTAAAACGAAAATATCATCATCAATCTGATTGTAATACAATAACACAAAAAAATTATAATAATTTTATATATAGATTTATAAGAGAAAATGGTGGTTGGAAAAATTGGAATATGATATTAATTGAAGAAGTTGAATGTAAAAATTTTAATGAAGCATGTAAAAAAGAACAATATTGGATAGATGAATTAAAACCATTATTAAATACACGTAGAGCATTTAATAGTGATGAAGATTGGAAGGAATATTTTAAAAAATATCGTGAAACAGAAAAACATATAACATATATGGAAACCTATAGAGAAAAAGCAAATGAACGTTCAAAAGAATATTATCAAAATAATAAAGAAGAAAAATTAAAATATGCTTCTGAATATAAGCAAATTAATTATGAAGAAATATTAATAAATCAAAAAAATAATTGGGAAAAAAATAAAGATAAATATAATCAAAAAACAACATGCATTTGTGGAAGCATTTTTTTATTAAGAGCAAAAAATAGACATAATCAAACAACAAAACATCAAAATTTTATAAAAAATAATCTTATAATAGATAATGGAGAATCCGTATGAAGAAGCACATTGGGGTTCTTTTACAAAGCAGTGGAAGAATCGTAAAGCAGAATATAAAAATTATGATACTCTTGAAAAGTTTGCTGATTTTATATTAGCAAATCCGAGCAAATTTAATAAGATTTCAAAACAACGCAGTCATTTTTACAAAAATTTAATCAAAAGAAAAGGAGGAATGTTTAAAAAAAACACAATAACTAAATTAAAAGAAGAATTCAATGAATTATGGAATAGAAAAATTAGAATTCTTCAAGGTTTAAGCGATTATATACTTGATAAAATAGAAGATAGCAGAGGTTTATTACAAGCATCTCAACTTTATGATGATTATAAAAATGCAGCAACAGAAGTTCTCAGACAATCTAGAGATTTAATTCGACAATTAAATAATTTAAAACGAGATGTATTAGAAACAGATGGAATGACAGAAGAAAATAAAAAAACTTTAATACTTAATAAAATAGGAAAATTAAGACAATTATCAGAAGAAATTGATAGTGTAAAATCAGAGTACGATGATATTTGGAAAAGTATAGTGCCACGTGCTAGGATGACAAATAGAATGGGAGAATCTGTAACTGCTTTGTCATATGACCTTCCAGATGACCTTCCAAATGACCTTCCAGAAAAACTTTTAAGAGAAAACCGCGCTACACCAACAACATCAAGTATATCACCTTCTGTAGAAGTACCAATAATGGCTAGAAGCCATCTGTATAATCTTCCTATTGATGAATTAATAACAGCACTTAGAGCTCAAAATGAAAAAAATCATGATAACACAATTCTTGAACTTATTCATGAATTGGATGATATTCGTTCGTCAAGTTCTAATGTACCACGAGAACAACGAGTAAATGATGCATTAAAAAGATATGGATTTGGAAGACCAAAAAAAGGAATGAAAATTACAAAAAAATGCGAAGCAATGTATGGCGGACAAATGACAAGAGATTTGTATAATTATCACAGACAAATAGGCGGCAAGATGAGTGTGAGTCAGTTTCAAAAGTTTTTGACAAACTCTTATAGCAAAAAGCCAGAACAAAAAATTGATGATTTCGAGTATGACCCAGAATTATCAATTGATAGAGCAAAAGTATATCATGACCCTAAAACAGGTCAAGCAGTAATAACTCACACTGGAACTGATAGCGCAACCGATTGGTTGAACAATTTAGCAATTGCAACAAATACATATAAATATACATCCCGATACAAAAATGCAAAAAAAGCACAAGAAGCAACAGAGAAAAAATATGGCAAGCAAAATGTAAGTACAACTGGGCATTCGCAGGGAGCTCGTCTAGCAGAAAAATTAGGTAAAGAAAGTAAAGAAATATTGACACTTAATAAAGCAACAAATCCTTTTGAACAATATTCTTCCAAAAATCAAACCGATGTTCGTTCTTCTGGAGATTGGGTTTCATCACTTAATCCACTTGGTTGGATGGAAAAGAATAAAAAAGTTGTTATTCCAAAACAATCAAATAATATTATTAAGGAACATTCGCCTGATGTTTTATCAAGAATTGACCCAAATATGATGATTGGTGAAGGAAGAAAACGTAGAAATAAAAAATTAAAGCGACTCTGTAACTGTTGTGGTGCAAAGTGTCCCTATTGCAGATAGATAATTTTGATGTTTTTTTGATTTTTCATGTCTTACTTTAGCACGAATTCGCAAAGTTGAACCACAATTACAAGTAAAAGTTTCTTTCATTTTTTCAAGAATTAATTTTTTATTCTTTTGATATTTTATTTTATTTTTTTCAATTATTTCTTCCTTATGTTTATTGCAATATATTTTTCCTTTTTCAGCAATTTCCTCTTTATGTTCATCATAATATATTTTTTTTCTTTCAGCAATTTCCTCTTTATGTTCTTCACGATATATTTTATCTCTTTCGGCTATTTCTTCCTTATGTTCTTCACGATATATTTTATTTATTTCAATCCTTTCTTCCTTAGAAACAAAAGGTTTATTAATATTCACGCATTTAATATCATTAATCCATCGTCGTTCTCTTGCTCTCAATTCGTCACTTGTATTGCATGGATATGCTTGAATTAATTCGATATAACAATTTTCAATTCCAAACTTTTCAAACAAAGTAAAGGAAGAAATATAACTATATTTTTCTGGATTTCTTTTCCACTTTTTATAATCGTCACGATGTTGATTCATTCTCTGACTTAATAATCTTTTACAAGATGACCCTATATATGGTATGCAATCTTTATCACCATTACATATCATATAAATTTTTGCTTGTTGGTAATTTCTTGCCATAACTCTTATTAACTATACATAACTATTCTTTAAGTCTTTTTAAAATGGGATATTGTTTTGTTTAATATAGGAACTTGCTTGACCTAATGACATGCCATGTTGTCGCATCAATTGTCTCACTAGCGCACCCCTCGCTTGATTTTTAGCATGACCCACACTTTTTCTTCTTGCTTGAGACATTTTTCCACCCAACGCTTTATTTGTGATTCCAGACAAAGCACCAACCGCACCAATTTCAGGAGCAAATTCAGGCATTAGTGCCATACCAATGGGTGCGGCTTTAGCAATAATGCCCGAAGATGTTTTTAATCCTTGCTTGAAACCAGTGCCAAAATCTTTCATAAAAGATTTAAAATTACCACCTTTTCTTTTTCTTCCCATACCACTAATCTTACCACTAATATCACCAGTTTTACTAATTGTATCACGATATTCTTCTGGAGCCAAAGAAGCAGCTATAGGAGCAGCCTTACTTACGAATGAAGCAGTGTCTTTAATACCTTGCCATATTTTTTTCCAATTCACAGCACCGCCACGCATAATATGCTGTTTCAATTCAGGATGCATCTCTAGAATTTGTTCCTTCATTGCTTTAGTCAATCTTGGAGCACGTCCAGCGCCATGCGAAGCAGATACAGGAAAGTAATCCATATCCAACTCATTAATAAAGGGTTGAACTGCAGCTTGTTTTAATACACCAACGCCACCACATTTTCTTGAACCACCAACAACAATAGGATGAGAAGCACGACCATATGCACCACCAAAATTCGAATTTTCAATTTGAGAAATGCTAGGATAATGACCATCATTTCCACATAATGCTTCATTTCTAAGACGCCCCCCACCATAACGTTGAGGCATATAATCAAATTCATCTCTAGGAACTACATTACGTTTAATGATATTTTCATATAAAGCACGAACTTCAGGATTAAATTGAGCAGTCATATGTTTTAAGAAAAGAAAAAAAAAATATTTATTAATGTTATAAATGTCCCAATTAAATCAATATAAGAATCAAGTGAGCGGAGATAAAATATATTATGACATTCAAATAACAAATGTAGAAAATACAAGCGTAACACCTCCTAATGTATTTTTTAATGAATCTAGAAATACTCCTTTCTTAATGTGTACAGAAAATTACTATATGTCGATTATTCGATTTACTCTAGATACATCAACTCTTCCTGTATTTATCCCAACTATACAAACTAACCCAACAATTAATCCTAGTGGAAATCTTAATCAAACTATTTATTCTTTTCAATTTTCATACGATGGAGTATATAGCAATGAAACATATATTCAATGGATAACACAAGATACATCATTAACCGCACCAGCATTTATAACAACAAATGGATTTGTTACTCAAAATAATTCTACGGGATATTATTATTGTTATACATTTGAATATTTTGTGTCACTAATCAATAAACAAATAAATGATGCATTTGGTGCTTTTGTTACAGCAAATCCAACTTTAGGGATTCCATCAACAGCAGTCGCTCCAGTATTTGCATTTGATGGAAGCACGAGTGTATTCAGAATTATGTTTGAACAATCTTTCCTGACGACAAATGCTACACCAATTTACTTTTATATGAATGCGCCTATGTTCGATTTATTTGGATCCTTAAACGCTCTTAAGCTTGGATTCAATTCTCAAGGAAGAAATTATCAGATAATTGTAGAAAATTATGCAGGATTCAATTCTTATTCTTATCTTGATACAATTACGGGAGTAACATATAATGTTATAGAAGTAATTCAAGAATGGAGTACAATCTCTTCATGGTCGCCAATATCAGCACTCGTATTTACTACAAGTACAGTCCCCATTGCGGCAAATCTTTTATCGAAACCTACAGTGTATGTTCAAGGAAATATTTATGGTTCTTATGGGAATAATAGTAATTTTCAACAAGTTCTTACTGATTTTGTAAGTGATACTGGATTTTATAAACCTAATATCGTCTATAATCCCAGCGCTCAGTATCGTCTTCTAGAAATGTCTGGAAATCAACCTTTAACAAATTTTGATGTATCTATTTTTTGGCGCAATAATGTTGGAGAATTGATTCCTTTTCTTCTAGGAAGTGGATGTACTTGTACAATGAAAATATTATTTACAAAAAGAGAGGATGCAATGATTAAAGGAATTTAGTTTAATTTGAAAATTTTTTTTTCTTTTGATTAATGTATAACATGGATTCATTTAAGACAGTACTTATAAAGGACGCAAGGATCGCGGACATCACAGATAAAGAAGTTTATGGTGTTATGTCTGGAGGTGCTCAATCGACCCAGCAGCAAATAGCCGCAACAAGCGCTTCTACTTCCTCCCTTGTTTTTCAAGTTCAGGTACCATCGGAAAATATTGTAATCGATAGAAATGTGCTTATGCAAGCAAGTCTTTCATTCAATATTATAATTCCAGCAGCTGCTGATGTGCCAGCTGGCGATTTGGCATTTAATTATGGAAGTACTGATGCCTTCCAAGTTTTTCCTCTTAACTCATTGTTTACTACATCTTCATGCACAATTAATAACACAAATGTATCTGCAAATACTCAAGATATATTTGCTCAAATAACGAGAATGAATTCTGCACGCGAATTGTATAGATATAATTCAACATCTCCTTCATTGCCAGATAGTCAGTGGGGGGCTTATGCGGATGCTGTTCAAGCTACAAACAACCCTCTAGGAGGTTTTGCTAATAATTCATTAGATTTGGATTTTGATCCTCGTGGGTCCTTTCCAGCTACTTTTACAGTTGTTCATACTCAAGGAGATGGTACTGTTGATGATTCGCTTGTATCATTGGGCGAAGCTGCTCAAGGTGAGAACTGGGTTATTACCGTAAATACTACTGTTACCGAGCCTCTTTTTGGATTAAGTCCATTTACATGGTGTGATCCAGAATTTTCGTCTCAAGGTATTCTAGGAGTAAATAATATGTCCTTGGTATTCAACATTGATGCATCATGCAAAAGACTTTGGTCTTCTGCTACCAATTACATCTCATCTATTTCATTGAATCAAACTTGTTTCCAAACTTGCCAACTTTTACTCACTTATCTTTCTCTACAGCCAACTGATATTGTCTCAACGAAAAATGTCTGTCCATACATGGACTACCCACGTTTCATCTCAAATACTTCTCAAGCATTACCCGCTTGGGACCCAACTGCTGGTCAACCACAAGTATATAAATTGACATCCAACTCAATTCAGTTGAATCAAGTCCCAGATAAGATGATTATTGTTGCTAGAACACCAATGAGCCAGCAAAACTGGACTTATGCCAGTTCTTTCTTGCCAATTCAAAACATTGTTTGTAACTTTAATAATGCATCTGGTCTTTTATCATCTGCTACTCAAGTTGATTTATGGAAAATGTCTATGCGAAATGGATCAAGTCAGAATTGGAATGAATTCTATGGAGAAGCATCAGTTGCTATTGGAGAAGGAACTGGACAGCTAATTCCTACGACTGGAGCAATGCTTGTTATCAATCCTACTATAGATTTTGGACTACCAAATTATTTGTCTGCTGGTTCTCAAGGCAATTTTAATTTCCAGTTCAACTTGAGTGTGTATAACACACAAGCATACCCAATTACACCAGAATTGGTTCTTATCTGTGTTAATTCTGGTATCATGGTTACTTCTCAAGGTGTAAGTAATCTATACACTGGTATGCTCACAAAAGAACTTGTATTGAAAACTAATGAATCAACCGAAGTAGATCCTATCTCAACAATTGAATATTCACGTCTTGTTGGTGGAAAATTGAGTAACTGCCCACTAACTGCATTGCATAAAGTATATAAAAATCAACACGGAAAAATGAGTGCCGGTGTATCCAGTGGGGGGGTAATGTCGGCGGGAGCATCCAGTGGGGGCGCTATGCACTCATATGCCAGTTCGGGTGGTAAGAGACCTTCTAAGCGTGCGCACAAAATGGCTTAGTTAAACTATTTAAAGACAAAATAAGATATAATAGTATAAAATGGGACGAGTGAAAACCGACTATTTAAAAAATGTCATTTATAAAATTACTTGTGATGATAAGAATATAACTGACTTTTATGTAGGAGGAACTACAAATTTTGTGAAACGTAAAAATTATCACAAAAGAGCAGTTATTAATGATAAAACAAATAAAATATATGAAACGATACGAGCAAATGGTGGATGGGAAAATTGGAGTATGACTGAAATAGAAATATTTCCATGTAAGTCTTCAGTTGAAGCAAGAATAAGGGAAGAATATTGGCGAGTAGAATTACAAGCAAGTTTAAATATGATTAAAGCACATCTAACTAAAGAAGAAATAAGAACAAAACAACACGAAAAATATTTGAAAGAAATTGAAAAAGTAAAAGAATATAATAAACAATATCGTGAAAATCCAGAAAATAAAGTTCAAGAAAAGAAGAGAGAATATCGTGAGAAAAATATTGAAAAAATTAAAGAAAAAAAGAAAATAAAATATACATGTGAATGTGGTTCAACAATATGTAAAGAAGTTAAAGCAAGACACGAACGTTCTCAGAAACACATTCTTAATATGGCTGTATTGACAGACCAGAGTGCAAAAGTCGAAAACAAATAGAAAACAAATTTTAGGCGAATCTGCGCGCCCGCGGGGCGACCCTTACCATAATGCTCACAAAATAAATGAAAGAAAATGAACTGTTACTGTAATCAAGCAA